ATGAGTTCGGCCTGTTGCCGGGGCGTGAGGCCTTTCACGTACAACTCGCGGTAGACGACGATGAGGTCGTCGGCGAGCTTCGCGCCCCACAGGGCAGCGAAGGGCGCGGAAGAGCCGTAGTCGACGCCGATCGCGCGGGGATATCCGAAGTGGGGGATGGGTAGCTGTTCGGGTTCGATGACGTGTATCGAGCGGCTGAAGTCTGGGAACCGGACACCGTCGAGGACGTCCCAGTCGCCGTCGCGGAGCGCGCGGCGCAGGTTGTCCGACATGGAGTTGAGCCGGTTGATGTAGCCCTTATCGAGGTAGGGGTTGTCGGTGGCTTTGGCGGGCACGTAGCAACGGGTCGGCGGGTGCGGTTCGTCGGCGGTGGGTCTCGGGCGCCAGACTTTGCCGGCCGGTGCGGGGTCGATGAACTCGCGCTTCACCCAGTGGTGCCCGACGCCGCCCGGGTTGGCCGTGAGGATCATCCGCGGGCGCAGCCCATGCCGGTCGAGTTCGGCCGCGACCGGGCCACCAGCGCGCAGCCGGGAGCGCATGTAGTCGAACATCTCGTACACGAAGTGCGTCGCTTCCTCGAACACGATCATCTGATATTCGGCGCCCTGGTACTTCATCAGGTCGTCGCGGCGTTGCAGGTGGCCGAGTTCGAGGATGCTGCCGTTGAAGAACCGGAACAGGTGTTTGGTGGAGTTGTACCGGCCGAGTTCGCGGGGGATTTCCTGCAGCAAGGGTTCGACGACGGAGCGTTCGAGGTCGGGGAAGGTGCGGCGGAAGATGATCGCCCTGAACCCGGGCACGCGTAGGCAGTTCAGGACGGCTTCGGCGCGGGCCATGCGGGACTTGCCGCCGCCTGCTGCGCCGCCGTAGAGCATTTCGTCGACGAAGGTGTGGTGTGCGGTGGTTTGCGGGCCGGGGGAGGGGGTGTAGTCGTAGTGGACGGTTTTAGGCATCGGGGAGGTCGACGTCTAGCTCGGGGTCGGCCATGCCACCGGACGGCTTCAGCTTGTCGGTGAAGCTGACGTTGATGACGCCGTCGCCGGTCGATTCGATCTGCGTCGGCGCGTCCAACCCGAGCAGCTTCGCGCGCCTGGCCATGAGGGGCATGGCGGCGTTGACGACTTGGACGTTCCCTTCGAACAGGCCTTTATCGGCGAGGCCGACGAGGATCATGTCGAGCCGTTCAACTTCGAACTGCCTAACCTCATCGGCGGCTTCGCGGATGGTGTCGTTCCTAGCGTCGACGATGGCGCGGCGGGCGTTGTGCCGGTCGCCGTGGTAGAGCGTGCCGCCTTCCCAGGGGGTGTCGGCTATTTGCTGGTAGTTGAACCCGTACCGGCGCAGGCGGAGGGCTTCTTCGAGGCGGGCGTCGCGGGCCAGCGACCCGGGGGTGACGACCTTTTTGTTGGTGGGTCGGCCGGATTTGCCTGAGTGGTCGGTGCGGGGCATGTGGGGCTGTTCCCCTTCCTGGTTCGGGTTGGTGTTGGTCCCGAGTGTGCCGCGCCGGCAGGGCCGCGTGTGGGAAGGCTAGGGGCGAACCGCGCCGGGGATATAATGCGGGTATGACATTTGAAGTGTTTGAAAGATCCCGCCCGCCGCAGGCTCGCAAGAATTACCCGGCCGTAAGACTCAGTAGCAACGGGGCTATGCTCATGCTGAATGCCCGCGCCGCCGAACTCTTGCCCAACCGTAGGGTGCTACTGATGTTCGACGAGGACACGCGCCGTATGGCTATCCAGTCAACGGGCGACGATGACGGGCGCGGCTTCAGGCTGAACCATATGAAAAGCGCTGCGAACATCAGTTGCCGGGGCTTCGCTGCTCATTGCCGGTTGCAGCCTGGTGAGCAATGGGAGCTAGTGCCCGACGGCGACATGCTCGTCGCGACGGTCAACGCCTCGGCCTGAATGTTCTCAGACATGGAACGTTCACAGGGTTCGGGGTCCGTTGAAGGTTGAAGGGTTACGCGATTGTGGCTTATCTCATATGTGTTTTAACCAATGGCAAGCATGCTGTTTGTAACTTTGTTTGAGGGGTATAGGCATGATTTGATGGTTATTACGACGTTTCCGGTCAACACGCGCATAGCACCCGTCCCCAACCGGGCGCAAACCGTGTACCGTTCGTAGAACTTACTGCGCCCAACAGATAAGGTAGAATGTTCACATGGCTCCAACAAACAGTCCCGACGACCTGCTCGGATACGAAGAACTCGCCGAAAAACTCGACATAACCCTCGAATCCGCGCGAGCCTACAACGCCCGCGCCGTCGACCATCGCCGCAAAGCAGCCCGCTCCGGCGACCCCTCATGGATACGCCCCGGCGACCTCCCAGAACCCGACGCGTACTTCGGTCAATCGCCCGTCTGGCGTGCCTCAACCATTGATAACTGGTTGAAGACGAGGCCCGGCCGGGGAAACGTGACCGCCCCGACACCGGTCATCCGCCGCACCCTGGCGACCGTATAGACTGAACACCCTGTAGGTTGCCCCCCAGCCTAGAGACCGAAGAACCCCCACGATCTGAGACCGTGGGGGTTCTGTCGTGTACAGGTTGCGGAAACACCCTGCCCGAGTAGTTTAGGCGGCGAGCTTCCGGGACTGGTAATAGGCGCGGACTTTGTCGGGGTGTCGTTCGCGCCAGCGGCGGGAGGCCTCTCGGTTGCATGGCCTGCATTGCCGGTACCCCTCGACGCGGTCGTGCCCGCAGGGGTAGGTCAGGCCGAGGACGCGTGTCTTGCTTGTTACCCGTCCGCCGGCCGTTCCCTTGACGAGTAGTTCCATGTGGTAGGTAGCGATGCAGCGCCGGTTCGGGCAGTCAGCTGTTCGGTTCAGGTGCAGACCGTCGAGGATCGGGCCGTTGATCAGTTCCCAGTGGATACGGTGAACTGGTGCGAAGCGGGGCCAGCCTGCTTCGGTCTTTCCGATGTTGATCTTCGGGTAACCGTCGGAGTCGATCGCGCCGGTCCAGATAATGCAGTCCCCGGTGCCGGGCTGCACGCGTTTCGCTATGGCCGCGCGTATGTCTTCGGGGTCGCGGTTCACGCGGCAACCCTCCGGGCCGCTGCGCCTGCCTTCTTCGCCGTCTGGCGGGCTTTGATGGAAACGACTTTGGGGGCGGCTTCGACGAGGACGACGGCGGCGCGGGCCTGGTTGCGTCGGTCCCTGAATGTTTGGGCGGTGTCGTTGCCGGGGGTCATGGGGTCGGTTATGCGGGCGGTTGCGGATGGGTGGCCGTTGGCTGAGAGGACGGGCAGGCCCCTAGCGTTTGGGCGTTCGTGCTCTTGGTAGGTGTAGGCGGGTGCGGCGGCGAGGGTTGCGTCGCGGTCGGTGACCGTGGGGATGTACTCGGCCGCCAGTTCGATCGAGGACACGGCCCCGTCAGGTACGGCGTGCAGGTGCCGGCGCGGCTGTAGCGCCCGGGAGCGGCCTGCGGTGGGTGCGCCAATGATCCCGGCATCGGCAAGGGTTTCCATGACGAGCCGCAACGGGTCGACCCGGTTGTCGGACAGGGTCAGGGTGGTGTCGATGGTGCGGGCGGCGGCTTCGACAGCTATCTCAACAGCGATGCCGACGGTTGCGGGTTCGTGCATGGCGAGTGCGGCGGCGCCGAGGGTGATGGTGCCGTATCCGTCGCAGACGGGGCAGTTAGCGTTGATCAATTGGGCATGGCGATTGCTGCACGAGGGGCAGCAGCGGGTTACAGACATTCGAGACCTTCCACGGAACGCGCCCCCCAACAGGGCGTCAGAATGTTGTTACCGGTCAAACCTACCACCGTGGAGGGGTCGAACTGTTCGGGTACTACTTGGACACGCCGACGAATGTACTTAGTTTTGCCCGATCAAACATACTTACTCGCGGGTAACGCAAAAGGGCCACCACAAACCAATGTGGCAGCCCTTTGCATGACCCATCCCAGCCCGGTTAGCTTACACGATCGGGGGCGCTGCTTTGATCCCAAGCGTTAGAACCTGTCCGCGCCAGGCGACCCGCCCGAACACGGTTGCGTCGGGGTGGTGGCCCATGCGTTCGGCGGTGACGAGCAGGGTGCGGAGGTCTTGCAGGGTCAGGTATCGCTTACCCGCTTGTGGTTCGACGTGTACCCCGTTCGCACTGGTGGGTTTGTCTGACGGCACGCTAACCCATGCCCGATCAGAACCCCCGTCCATGTCAGGATGCCGCACGTACACGTCACCCTGCCCCGTCACAATCCGGCCCGTCTCGGCGATGTTCCCGTCAAGCCCAAACCTCAGCCCGTCCCTGGTCCCACCGAAAAACACGTCATGCGTCGCGGTCATTCCCCGGCCCCGCCGTGCTTCCATTGGCCGGTTGCCGATTCACGGTACACCCATAGGCCGCATGTCCGGCACCTGTAGTTGTCGTACAGAACCGACCATCCGGGGCTTACTTCATGCGCGGCTTCGACGTCACTGTTGCTCATTGTCTTGGTCCTTTTCGAGTTCGCGGGTGATTGCTAGGGGGGTGCGGCCGGCGCGGGCCGCTATCTCTTCTATCGTGAGGCCGAGGTCGAGCAGGTAACGCAGATCCCCCGCGCTCATGGGCTGATCTTCCATGCGGTGACTTCGCGTTCGTGGACTTCGAGCCAGTCGGCCCAGTGAATGAACGTCTGCATGTACCGGGCGGCGGATGCTGCGCTGGTGAAGGTGCGGCCTTCGAGGGGCCTGTCGGGGTCTCTGCCGTCTTTGCGGAACACGCCGTATTCGAGTGTCATGCTGCCCACATTCCTTCGGTGTCTTCGTCTTCCCAGGGTCGTTGACTGGGTCGGCGGCGTTTGGGGCCGCGGAGGCGGATGAGTTTGCCTTCGATGGGGCGTTGGGTGCGCAGGTGCCAGGTGACGGGGCCGAAGTCTTCTGAGCAGTCGGGGCAGGGGTAGGCGACCTGTTTCGTTGGCCCGTCACCAACCCTCGCGTTGACCCTGAACTGGTTGGCGAGGGCTTCGCGTTCAGTGTTGAACGGCCGCTTCATACACGACATCGTCGCCCCCTTCGAGAACATCGTCGATCACGGTCTGCCCTTCGAGGACCGGGATATCGGCCGGTCGGTCTGTCATGACAGCCCGAGCCGTTCTTCG